TTATAATTTAACACTGTGTAAACCGCCGCCGCCGTATTTGGCCATTTCCCGCTTCAGGGCCTCGGCTGCCAGGCGGGAGTAAAGCTCGGTGACCTGGCTGGTGGAGTGGCCCATGATCTGTTGCAGGCTGCGCAGGCCCATGCCGGCTTCGGTACAGTGGACCCCGAAGGCGTGGCGGAGCAGATGCGGGTGGATGTGGCGGGTGATCCCGGCCCGTTTGCAGGCGGCCTCGATGCTGGCCCGCAGGTCGAAGCGTTTGGCCTGGCCGGTATCCCAGAGGCGTCCGCCTGGAACCTCGCTCAGCCGGCGGATCAGGTAAGGCAGCAGGTCGGCGGCGATCGGGATCACCCTTTCTTTATTGCCCTTGCCGGTGACGATCATCACGCCCATGGCCAGGCTCACCCGCTCCACGGTCAGGCCGACCGCCTCACCCACTCGCATCCCCCCGAAATAGAGACAGGCCACCAGCCCGCACCGGGGCCAGATCATGGCCGCGATCAGCGCCAGCACCTCCGCCCTGGTCGGGACATCCGGCAGCGGGGCGCGGGTCATCTTATTGGGGAACCGTTCCACCTTGACCGGCTGGCAGAACCCCTGCTTGTGCGCCCAGCGGCAAAATCCGGACAGGCAGGCCAGCTCCTTGTTGATCGTGGTCGGCTTGACGCCGTCCTCCAGCCGCCGGGCCTTGTATTTATCCACCATGGTGGCCGCGATGGCGGTGAACTGATAGCGCCCGAAAAAGCCGAGGATATGCTGCAGGCTCCGGGCCGTGCGTTCCGCCCCGCTTTGCAGATGTGACAGCCGGTACCAGGCCATATAATCCGGAGCGGCCTCCTCCAGCCGCGGGAAGGCCGACAGCGGCGTCGTGCGGTTCTGCCGGCGCAACTCGGCCTCCAGCAGCAGCGCCTCCTCCTGCGTCCCCTCAAAAGGGACCCGTACCTGCCTACCCTTGCGCCCGTCAGGACGATAGGCGATATACCAGACGCCGGGCTTTTTGGGGTAGGGGTGGACACTCATGGGATTACAAGTAGCTTACTCGGAAATCATAATATTATAACAAGGCCCTGGGCCTAATTCGATAAGCGCCCCGGCCGCCGTTATGCCGACACAGTGAGAGCTGACGCCGGCATAACCTCCATAGGAATTTTTCGCGTTATAAGAATAGACCACGCCCCAGATGTCATGCTGACCATCGTCGGATTGGACCCGTTTTTTTACTATTTTTTCTATTTCGAACTGCTTCATACTGTCGGGATCCTTCAATTGTGATCGAGCCCACTCTTTCACCTCTTCTATTTTCGCGGCGGACGGCTCTTCCTCGACCTGGCTTAAGAGCGTCGTCGGTCTGGGGGCGGCGCACCCTGTCAGCAGGATAAGGAGTAAGGCCGCTGTGAAAAATACTTTTTTTAAGTTCATGATGTTACTCTCCTGTTAAAGTGCTCATCGCCGCCTTGATCTGCTCGGAAAAGCCGTAAATACCGTTGAGGTCGGCAAGCGGATGCCTTAGCTCTTTTTTATCCGCTCCCATAAAGCCGATATATTTCTGCGAAACGGCATTAAAATGCAGTCGACAGATTATTTTTCGGTTGCTGTCATCAAGCAGGATGGCCAGATACGACTGCGTATCCCGGTAATAAATTCTTGACACGTCGACCACCTGGCGCAGTATCGCCCGGATAATATAAAAAGCCTCCATTTCATCCTGGGTGGTCACTATTTTTGTTTCCACCACGCTTTTTGGCTCTTCTGCCGGTTCAACGGCGGCCTCCGGAGTCTTAGCCACCAGGGCGGTCTTCAAGCGGGCGTTAATGTGATCATTGATGAGAGAAACAAAGGCCTGCTTGATGATTGGGCCGAACTGCTCAACTACCTGCTGGGTTTTTAAGCCGGCATAAACCTCGGAGATAATCGGCCTGGTGAATTCCGGGGTCGGGCTGACGAGCTGACTCTCAAGATAGGCTTTGATCTCTCTGGTGTATTTTAAATTATTGGCCGTCGACAGCATCTGGTCGAGCTCAAAGGAGGACTTGGTCAGTTTCTTCAGCTCGGGGATAATTTCTTCGTTGATGTCCAGCAGATTTATTTCCATGAACGGCTTTTTGTCCATGATGTTTTTATCTTCCAGATCGGAAAAAAACTGATAGGTCGAGCCGTTGGTGAGGACGCCGATCCGCGCCTCGGTAACATGAAAATAACGCCTTAGCTGGGAGGCATGCACAGTATCGAGATCAGCTGTGCAGCACTTGCATTCGAAGAGCAGCGTCGGTTTGCCGTCGGTCATGATGGCGTAATCGATTTTTTCGCCCTTTTTACTGCCGACATCGGCGGTAAACTCCGGTACCACCTCGGTTGGATCAAAGACGTCATAGCCCAGGGCCTGGATGAACGGCATGACAAAAGCGGTTTTGGTGGCCTCTTCAGTCTGGATATGTCCTATCTGCTTGCTCATGCGGGTCGCCAATGCTCGCAATAAATCTATGAAATCCATGCTGTTCTCCGTTTTTGGTCTTCCATGGTTGATTGGTAACTTTCGCCGGCCATTTACCGGGCTATTATCCAACTGGCTATTTTTGCATATTCATAATCGCTTACCGAGATAGAATCGGTGAGTGTCGAGGTGGTGCCGGTGGGGATGGTGCCGGTCAGGTGTTTTATCTTCATGGTGGAGCCGCTTTTGTCGACGGCCTCCAGAATGATCAGAACGCGGGGGCTGTCGCTATTGTTGGTGACATCGGCGCTCAGGTTCACCCAGGTGTTGCCTTGCTCTTTTTTGGCCGCACTAGCGGTAATGCCTGAGACTTCAAGCTCTCCGGCCAGGCCGCTGCCGGCAGTCAGTGATAAAACACATATCAAAATGATGGGCAGTAATTTTTTCATGAATAGACTCCTGTAAAATTTAGTTTGCAGCTGCCGTTAGTGGTTCTGTCATTTCAATCGTTTAAGTCATTCCTTCGCTGCAGTAGGTTTGTGGCGGTCGTTTCGTTTAATTGATAAAAAATGCCGGTTTTAAGCAGCCCAACGAATTCGCCCTGGGTGCAATCATAAACTGTATCCCGAAGCATTTTGCTTGTTCCGTTCTCTTTTTTAAACAGCTGGAATTTCACCAGCCCGGCAATATTTAAACTGGCCGGGGCGGCAGCAATAACCTGTAGGCATATTTTTTCATAAGTAGCAGTATTATCACTGGTTAAACAGGCCGCCTGGTTGCCATAAATGATATCCCCTTCGGAGAAGGAATAATATTTGCCTTGAGTCCATGTTTTTACTTTTTCCTTAGTGCCTTTTTTAACAACTTCAGTGAATCTTATATCTAAGGTTTCTTTAAAGGCATCATGCACGGCAAACAGCCAGCCAATTGCAAATTCCGGCTGGTTTGGGTCGGTTCGTGGCGGGAATTCAGCAACTAACTTTCTTGATCTGACAGCTCTTTTTGGCTTATTATTTTCGGGCATAATCACATTAATGTTTTAGTCGCCGTTGACCGATTTCGTAGATAAGTACTTATCCTGATGATTTTGTTCCCTTCTTTTTTTTAGCTTTTCCTCGAGCTCTGCCGCCTTTTCATATTTCCAGTACCGATAATCCGGGTTCTGCATCAAAAAATCTTTGTCCATTTTCTGAAGAAACTCTTGGATCATAGTGGGATCGCCTTCATAGGCCTCCAGTAAAAAGTCAAAGACATGATCGAACTTTGTCTGGATGTCACGATATTTGGCCCGCTGATCGGGGGCGATCGTTTGTTCTACTTCCTTTGATTGCAACTGCTGCTCATTATCCCAGCCAGCGGCTACCGACTTGGTGACCGGGTTTCTCCCGTAAGTGCGAACCAACTTTTCTTCCGGAGTTTCCGGCTTGGGTTCGGCGACCATAGGGCCGACTCCAGATTCAAGCCACTCTCGGTTTATCCGATAAGCGGTTGTTATTTCGGAAATAACCGCACCAGAGGGATTGGCTTTACCTTTTTCTATATCTGATATGTAACCACCTGAAACACTTAACTTTTCTGCAAATTCTTTTTGTGTCAACCTTACGGATAAGCGAAGAGTTTTTAAACGATATCCTAATGTATTTTCATCTGTACCGATTTTTTCGGTTGACATAATAGGTTACTCCGAATTATAAGCATGACTATGAAAGTTACAGATATAAAACAAAAGCTCAAAGAGCACAACGTCACCATGGTCGGGATTGCCAAAAGCCTTGGCATAACCCATACGGCTGTCTGCCTGGTCATCAAAGGCACCAGCAAATCAGCCAGGGTCAGCCAGGCCATTTCGGACGCCATTGGTGTGCCGGTCTCCGAGATCTGGCCGGAACCAGCAACCGAGGACCAATCAGCGGCATAACGTCCTCTTTTAGTTCAAATAAGTAACAAATTACGGCGGACTCTACAGTAACCGTCGCAGAGCATAAAGCGCAAAACGCAGCTGTCCGGCGCAATCTACCGGGCTCAACCAGTACAAACAAGAATGCCCCCGCTCCTGTCGGCGGAATAGTCCGCTGGAATAGGATGATCAACAGGTTGGCGCCTAGTCGATATCTTTAACAGGATGCGGGGACATAATCAACATTTTCCCATTTTAACAATAGCGGGAAACGGGGAGCGGGTAAATGCCGGAACGTCGACAGAAAATGCAGTCTTGGCAGATTTTTCATTTTGCGCGCAAGCACCTGGGCGCGTCTACACTTTATGCGTTGTTCGGTAAAAAGAACGCGCGGGCTATTGATTACTGGTCGCAGGATCCTGACTACACCGATAAGCCGGAGGGGGCCTATGATCCGATTCGCGGCCTCAAGAACCTGCTGGACAAGCTGGACGACATGAGCCATTGCGGCGTCGTGCGGGCTACCATTGCTTATCTGCTGTCGGGGACATCGATGTCCTGCGGCGAGCCGGAGCTGATCGAGCCGCTGCCGACTATCGAGCAGGAGCAGCTGGCCGACTACCGCGCCCTGGGGGCGATGCAGCTCGGCATTGAAGATGGTCTTTGTGTGCAGCAGGTCGAGAACCTTAAGGACGCCGCCATTGCGGAGATCGAGCGCACCGTGGCGAAATATCGTGAAGACTTCCATAAATAAGGTGGTGGCTGATGCCGTCGGTCAGGGTTGTCTGGTGTTAGATCCGGACAAGAGGCGGGCTCCCGAGCTGATCTTTTTGACCGATGACCTCGTGCTTCTGGATCCGGCTCGGGCCGCCTTGAAGACATTCCAAAATGATGAACCGGCATGAATCTTAGCCCCGCCGAAATAGACGCCATTGCCGAGGCCGTGGTGGCCAAGCTGCAGGCGGCAGAGAGACGGCCGGTGAGCACGGTGGCGGCAGAGATCAATGCGGTGCGGTTGGCCGGCGGCGATCTGGCCCAGCATTACCGCGATAAGTTTGCAGCATCCAAAACCAAGGCCGGTAAGGCCGCCAGGAGATAGAGCCGCTAGCCTATCTCAAGAGCAAATTCAGAGCCGCATCAGGCGGGCAGGAGGAAGGTATGAATAATGGTATATGGATTGAAAAACGGCCCCGGCGCGGAGCAGTGCGACGCTGGTGGCAGAACTACAAAGGGCAGATGCTGGCTACTGTTTTCGCAGTTGTTGTCGTCTGCTGGCTCACGATGTTAACCATGATCACCCTGGGAGAGTATCCGTCCGGCCCTGTTGCGGAGCTCTCCACCCTCCACCGAGACCGCCTCACGTCTCCCTCCTCCTGTTCCACCGGCCATGATCCCTACACGATAGCAAGCAGGGCGGATCATGGCCACCTGGTGGGAGGTGCCGCGCAATGATAGGCCTGGATAAAACAATAATAAAGGCGGTACGTACGGCCCGCTATATGGACCTTGACGACCTGGTAGTAATGCTGGCGGTGGTGGCCCTCGTGGTGGCTATAGTCCTCAGTCTTATGTCTGCGGCCGGCGATTGGCTGGCCGTCGGAGGTGCCGCGCAATGATAAAGATAAACCCGGACCAGGCCCGCCAGATAGCTGCCGACCTGGCTGCTACCGCCATTGATGATGGCCGTATTTTTTGCCGAAGGCATCTCGATCCCGTAGTTGATCCAGCTCTCCTTTGCATCGGCCATATACCCGCCCAACCGATTGACGAGGCCGCTCTGCTCGACAGATTCTCGCATCTAGTGTTCCCGCTGAAATACCGGGCCGCTGTCAATAGTGGCCCCAAGTCTTATTGATCATGATGAGACTACTGCCTAGCCCTACGCTTCCCGCCGGTTGCGGCCTGGTGCCTTGCCACGCCTTAACCGGCTCGCCATTGATCCGCACCGCCCTGGTGCGAGACCTTGCTTCCCCTGCCGTGGTAACCCTGAGGGGCCGCGTCGGTTGCCGCCCTTCCCCCCTTCCCCCCGGAGGAATCCTCCCACAGGCTACCAAACCCTACCAGACCAGCAACCTCACCAATCAGCCCTCAAATAATCGCGGGTCCTTTCCAGCCTTAGGACTCCTAACGGGTCCGCCGAGCCCTTGGTTTGGCTCGATGTGGATTTTTAATTTTGGTGGCAAGTTGGCAACTTTGGCAAATTCACCGGCCCTTAATTTTTGGGCCAGCATTTTTTGGATTGGCTTTTCTATTATCAATATTTTTGATGGCATGAAATGAGCGAATTTTCCGAGCAAGAAATAGCGCGGCAGGTGGAGGAGAGGGCTGCCGGCCTGCTGCCAACGGCAGACCGTGAGCCGCTTGATCCGCCGTTTATCAAGACGTGCCTGGACGGCAATGAACGGGGGGACGGCTGCATGACGGCGGAGCTGCTGAAAGATCGCTTTCTGCTCAACGTCACGGTCACCAAGTATCCCGAATGGTACTCATGGCAAGGTAACGTCTGGGACTGCGATGTCTTTCGGGAATCGATCAACGCGGTCGAGGATTGTGCCCTGGAATATGAGCGCATGCGCCTTGATCTCGCTCAAAAAATTGAGGAGGAAGGCGTCACCAAAAAGGACGCCGATGCCTGGATGCTGACGTTGCGTGATAAATACGCCGCCCGGGTCACCAGGTTGCGCTCTGAAAACGGCATTAAAAAAGCCCTGGCCATGGCGGCGGTTGTTGACCGGAAGAATATGGCCTGCGAAGAGTCTGATTTCAATAAAAATCCCTTACTGCTGCCTGTGCAAAACGGCGTGCTTGACCTGGATTCCGGCGCTCTGACCAAGGGCCGCCCCGCTGACCGGATGACTAAGGCCCTCGATATCAACTACGATCCCCGGGCGGAATACGGTCCCTGGGTCGATTTTGTTCAGGAGGTCTCCGGCTCGGTGGAGATGGAGCAGTTTCAAAAAAGGTCGTTCGGCTATGCGGCCACCGGTTTTACCCACGAGCAGTATATCTGGATCTACATCGGCCCCGGCCGCAACGGCAAAGGCCTGCTCTTTAATGCCGTCGCCGATGTCCTGGGCCCCTATTACCACGAGATTGACAAGGCGATGATCCTGGAGCAGCGCAACGAGCCGTCAGTCAATGCCGCCTCCGAGCATAAATACAGTCTGCTGCACAAGCGCTGGATCGTCGCGGCCGAGACCAACAAGGGCCAGCGCATCGACGCGGCCGCCCTGAAGGCCCTGACCGGCATGAATAAGATCAAATGCCGCCCCAATTTTCGCAGCGAGATCATCTTTGACCCGACCCATACCACCTTTCTGCAGACCAACAATTTCCCGGTCGGTCTCACCCGCGAGCTGTCCCTGATCGAACGGATCCTGATCATCGAATTCCCCTACATCTATGTTGATGACGTCGATGAAAAGAAGCGCAAGTTTCCGGCCCTGGCCGATAAATTCCGCAAGAAAGATCCTAAGCTCCATGAATACCTCGCCAAATACCGGCCAGGCATCCTGCGCTGGATCGCCGAGGGTTATCAGGACTACAAACATAACGGCGGCCTGCGACCGCCACAGCAGGTCCTCGACCACGTCAGCCGCCTGGTCAAGGAAAACGACCCGGTCGGCCTGTTTATGGACGACTGCTGCGACCAGTGGCCGGACCGGCCGGAGGCGCGTATCACCACTAAAGTCCTGTACGCGGCCTTTCAGTTCTGGTGGAACCAGAACAACGGCGAAAACGATACCTTTATTCCAAAAATGAAATCCCTCACCGCCACCCTGCGCGAAAAAGGCTTCATCATCGAACCGTCCGGCGGCTCCACCTGGGTATACCGGCTGACCATTAAAGTGGCCGTGGTGCTCAATATGCAGGGTGACCACTGATGGCTGCTCATGGTGGATACGCTGCCCTCACGCAACTCATGGCTTTTATGTCCTTGTTTTCACAAAGGAAAAGGATAGGGCCATGAGCAATATGAGGAGATTGCAGGCGCGTACGCATGTCTTAAAAAACCACCATCATATTTATATTTCCCATTTATCTTCCATGCTACATATACATTTTACTCATATTACTCATAATATCTAATAATAATAAATTAAATCAAATAGTTAAATACCATGAGTTAAAAGATGGCAGCGTATCCACCATGAGGAGACCAGCACTATGAGCAATATCGAAGCAATCGTCCAGGATGTCGCCGCCCGGTATGCCCTGGCGAAGAAAAACGGCCGTTTCGCCGGTTCCTGTCCGGAATGCGGCGGTTCCAAGCAATCGGACAAATTCAGCTTTTATCTGGACGGCGGTTTCCGCTGTTTTTCCTGCGACTTCCGAGGCGACATCATCACCTGGCTGCGCAAGAAAGAGGACCGCACCTGCCCGGAGGCCCACGAGCTGGCCGGGGTGGCCTGCCGGGCAGAATCGTGCCAGGTGCGGGGTACCTGCCGCATGGGTGACGGCTCCGGCAAAAGGCAGGCCTTCCGGCCGCGGGCCATCGCCCCCCGGGCCAATGTCCCGGTCACCGATCTGCCGCTGACTATTGTCAAGTCGCCGCAGGCCGTCTGGCGGGATTGGGCGGAAGCTCTCATTGAGCTGGCTGTGCCGCGCCTGCAGGACAACGATGAGGTGCTGGCCTGGCTGGCCAAGCGGGGCATCACTAGGCAGGCCGCTGATCGCTACGGCCTGGGCTGGCTTGATCATGACCGCCGGGTCAAACGGGCGGCTATCGGCCTGCCGCCCCGCCATGGCAAAACCGAGCTGTGGGTGCCCGGCGGCCTGTTGATCTCGATTTATGACGACAACCGGATCCACCGCTGCCGGATCCGCCGTTCCGACGAGGCCCGCGCCCGCTTTCTGGAGGATCTCAAATATGTGTGGCTGGAAGGGTCGGGCAATGAGCCGCTGGTCCTCAGGCCCACCGGCCGGATCCGCGGGGCCGTGATCATTGAGGCCGAGCTGGATGGCATAGCGGTAGCGGTTGCCCATGACCAGGTGCTGGTTATTGCCATAGGCTCCGTTTCCACAGGTCTACCGCCCCTCCTGCGGGCTGAACTGGCCACTCTGCCGGTGATTCTGGTGGCACTCGATGCCGATCCCGGCAAGAACGGCAAAGCCGGCGCCGGTCCGGCAGCGATACTACGCTGGCAGACGGCTTACCGGCAGGCCAAATTCTGGCCGGTCCCGCAAGGCAAGGATCCCGGCCATTACGCCGAGCTGGGCGGCAACCTGCGGGCCTGGATTGAGGCCGGCCTGGTGCCCGAACTGCCGCAAAAGGCCACCAACCATGACCTTGTCTTTACACCTGTGGGCTCCACGCCGGGGGGAGGGGGTGTGCCGGAAAAGAGTATTGAGAAAAACCTTAAGCAAGATGTGATTACCGGATCCACCCCGGCCCGCGATTGGGCCAGCGTGGATCCGATTAAAGACGGCCACTATCTAGTTTACTCCACCCCGACCGGCAACAGCCCCGATTTTCAACAGTTCGCGGATGAGCAATGCAATCGTATGGCCCAGAATCTTAAAACCAACCTGCTGACTGTCTCCTGGCCTGTCGAGCCCGCTCCAATCGAGCCCGAACAGATCCCCGGCCTCCAATGGTGCCTGCTCTGTGACGGTGACCGCTTCTGGGCCGGTGAGGCCGGCGGCTTCTTCTGCCTGACCTGCCAGCCGGTGACCATGCCCGGCCGCCTGGTGCGGGCCACCGTACCGCGCCGCGAATACGTGGTCGATTGATTTACTAAAATTTAACTCTGGAGGACGAAGAAATGCAGCAACCACAAATACCGCCGATCTTGACAACAAAATTAGTCTTCGGGGACGAGGCCCAGCTGATTGCTCTGCAGAATTATCGGCCGCGATAATATGAGCCTGAACCATGACGATCTGGTCCGGATCCGCCTGGCCGCTGAGCAGAACCGCCGCAATAAATACGTGCTGGCCTGGACCAGCGGCCATACTCCGCCCCAAGTCCTTTATTTTGTGGAGACGGAGCAAGGGTGGTGCTGCACCGATCAGCGGGTGCTGGCTAAACTGTTCCCCTCCAAAAAAGAGGCGCTGGCCATGTGGCTGTCCAAACACCGCTTTCCGGAAGATTACCAGGGTTCCATCGACAGCGGCCTGGTCCGGGCTGAACATTATAAAACGCCCCGGTTGTGGACGTAATAAGGGTGTGATCATGAAAGAATGGCCTGAATACATCGATACCGCTTCCACCGCTGAGGTGCTGCGCCAGCTGCAGGATCTTGGCTATCCGGTGGCCCAGCGCACCTTTTACCGGCACTGCGACCAGGGCAAGTGCCACAAGAACAAGGACGGCATCTATACCCGGCGCCTGGTCAAGCAGTATGTCGAGGCTGAGGGCATCCGGCGGGCCGGGGAGGACGGCCCGGAGGACAGCGGGCCGGATATCTCGGCGGCTATCCTTAAGCAGCAGCTGGAGAACCAGAAGCTGGAGTGGCACAACAAGGCCGCTGAGCTCAAATATAAAAAAGAGGCCGGGGAGCTGATCGAGCGGGAGGGCGTCTATCTGGAGCTGGCCGCCCGCTATGTCACCCTCGACAATAATTTCCGCCAGCAGCTCGACCAGAACGCCCCGGCCATCATCGCCGCGGTCGGCGGTGATCAGACCCGGCTGGTCGAGCTGGCCGAAATGCTGCTGGCCATGTGGGACGAGATGCTGAACAGCTTCGTCCGGGTCGATGAGTTCGAGGTGCTGTTTGCCGATGAGGAGGAAAAGGGATGAAATATGCTATACAGCAGCGATTACGCTTTATCGACTTCCTTTGCCACCAATACGGCAGTATCAACCGCAGCGCGTTAGTGGATTATTTTGGTTTGTCTGTGCCTCAAGCAACAAAAGATTTGAAAGAATATATGAAAATAGCGCCTGATAATATCCGATATTCTCATACTCAAAAGGTTTATTTAAGCAATCCAGAGTTCGTCCGGGTATGGGCCTAACTACCAAAGAAACCAAGGAGAAATCATGAGTGAAAGTAAATTTAAAACCCTGCGGCATATCGAGACGGTTAGAAACTTTCTCGGGGCAGCAATCAAGGCTCTTTTGCAGAGGTCGGAAAGACATGACCAGAGCAAGCTGCAGCCGCCTGAAGTTGACACCTTCGAGATTTACACGGCGAAGCTGCGGGGAATCACCTATGGATCAGACGAGTACCGCTAATGTATGGCCGAGATGAAACCGGCCATTGACCACCACAACAGCGCCAACCGGCACCACCCCGAACATTTTGAGGGCGGTATCCATGAGATGAATCTGATCGACCTCCTCGAAATGATGTGCGACTGGAAGGCCGCTACTCTGCGCCATAATGATGGCGACATCATGAAAAGCATCGAGATAAACCAGAAACGGTTTGGTTATTCCGATGAGCTGGCAGCAATACTACGGAACACGGCAAACTGGTTGAACGATCAAGAATACCTGATCGTGAACTTTGCCGAAGAAAGCTAACGAAAAACCTAAAGATGAAAGAAGTGAGGAAGGGGTTAAATAATGAAAATTTGTCAAGCGTCAGCAAAGTGTAAGGTGGACTACTGTGTTCATAGACGTCCACACCACGAGTGCAATGATACCAATATTGAGCGGCAAAATATCTGCAGCGCTCCTTGCGATGTCTCCGGTGGAGTCATGGGTTCTGTATGCGAGGACAGAAAAATGAAAGGAATTCGCTTCGTGTATTTCCGGTGCGTGTTTTGTGGCCAAGAGTTTGAGACCGTGGAGGAGTGTAATGCCTGCGAAGAAAGCCACTAAAACAGCGAACATCTGCGCAACTGTCTACGAAGGTGAATTTCAGCTCAACTTTGATTGCGTGGGAGTGGCAGTGTGCCAGTTTGCGCTCTGCCCAGTAATGCCCCCTAATGGTAGCGAGGAATGCACTTACCTTGAGCATGGCTCATGCCGATGCCCACATGCAAAATATGCGGCCTTGGAATCTCTCAGGAATAGGCTCACGAAAGAGTTGAAACTGATGCAGGAAGATGAGGACGGCAAATCCTGATGCTAACCGCCCAGACCCCGGGACTTTGCCGCCGCTATTCCGGCCCGTCTCTCGCCGCCATCCTCGGCCCCGAGATCGCCGCCCGGGTGCGTCCGCTGCTCATTCCTAAGACCGGCCGCGACATTCATGCCGCGGCCGGTCTGCAGGTGCACCGCTACCGCCACTCCGCTGCCGAGCGCCAGGTGCTGCGCCGCCGCCAGAAGGAGCTGCCGTCGGTCTGGGCCCCCAAGAACTTCAAGGTACCCTACGGCCCGTTCGAGTCGCGCTATTTCTCTTTTGAGATCACCCCGCACCTGCTGGGCATGCTCGATGCCTACGCCCAGCCCTACGTCGGCAAAGTCACCGTCTGTGCCGCCCCCCAGACCACCAAGACCACCTTTGCCCATGTGGCCGCCGCCTGGTCGTCGGTGTTCGGCCCCGGTCTCACCCTCCATATCTATCCGACCGAGACCACCGCCAAGGAGATCATGGAGGAGCGGATCCGCCGCATCTATACCGAGGCCCCGGCCCTGCGCCGCCTGCTGACCGGCCGGGCCGAGGACATCGGTCAGCTCAAGCTGCGCCTCAAATCGATGCTGGTCCGCATGGCCTGGGCCGGCTCGCTGACCCAGCTGGCCCACCGCTCGGTTAAATACTGGGTGGCCGATGAGGTCGATAAATATGGAGAGAGGCCTTCCGAGACCGAGACCACTACCCTGGAGCAGATCAAGCTGCGCGGCCGTACATTTGAGCGCCAAGGCGGCAAAGGCCTGGTGCTGTCGTCGCCCTCCATTGAGGCCGGCAACGTCTGGACCGAGCTGACAAAAGAAACCCAGGCCGTTTTTGTCTACTGGTCGCGCTGCCCTTTCTGCGACACGGAGCAGCTGATGGATTTCAACAAGGCCCGCTTCACCTGGCCGCACGGTGCCGACGGCCACTCACTCGACCGCCTGGAGATCGCCGCCCGCAAGCTGGCCCGCTATATCTGTCAGGCTCCGGGCTGCCGGCGGGAATGGGACGACGATCTGCGCCACAAGGCCCAGGTCCTGGCCATGCACGGCGGCTGGCGGCTGCGCATGGCGGATGGCAGCAAGGGTGAGGAAATGGGCCATTATATGCGCCGGGTGCGGCCGTGGTCCATCGGTTTTATCGTCCCCTCGTGGATCTCTTACTTTGTATCGCTGTCGGCGGTGGCCGCCGATTACCTCAAATGCAAGGATAAAAACCTGAGTAAAACCGAACAGTTCGCGGCCTACCAGAATTTCCAGAACGCCCACCGGGCCCTGCCCTGGAAAATCGAAATGCAGGCCAAACCGGCCGATAAGCTGCTGCTGCTCTGCGATGACCGGCCGGAAGGCATGCTGCCCGGCGGCGACCGGGTGGCCGCTCTGCTGGCCACGGTCGATACCCAGGACGGCGGTCTTTTTTATCTGTCCCTGTGGGCCATCGGCTACGGCAAACTGCAGGAGATGTGGCTGGTCATGCGGCGGCCGGTCGACTCCTTTGCCGCCATCGAGCAGATCCTGTGGGGCGCGGAATACTACGATGCCGATGGCCAGATCTACCGGGTCCGCCACGCCTTTATCGATATGCTGGGCCACCGCACCAAGGAGGTCCTCGATTTCTGCATCAAACATTATAGGCAGATCACCCCCTGCTACGGCTCGGCCCGCGATATGGGCTCCCTCGGTTTCACCTTCAGCCAGAAAGAGTATATGCCCGGCAGCGACCGGCCGATGGCGGACGGCGGCATCCGGGCCATCCGCATGAATTCCCGGCGCTATAAGGATTTTATCGCCGACAAGCTGGACCTGGCCCCCGACACCCCCGGCTGCCTCCATTTTTTCCGCGACGTCGGCGAAGACTACTGCAAGCAGCTGGTGGCCGAGGCCCGCGACGCCAAAGGCAACTGGGTGCAGATCGGCTCCCGGGCCAATCATTACGGCGACAACCTCTACACCGTCGCCTGCCTGGCCGAATGGCTGGGCATCAGCGACATCCCCAAACCGGACAGCCGGCAGGTCCAGGACGAAGAAGACAGCATAATCGAGCAGGTGGTGGTGGCCGATATCGGCCGATAAATTTAAGTGATGAGGTAAGAGAATGGAACTCAAAGGCATCAAATTTGCACCAAACGCCACCTTTGAAATGGTTGTAGCGGATGGCTTTTCCCATTGTGAGCCCGGCGAAGGGTTTGACTATATCGTCGGCCGGGTGGCGGGTGGAGAGCTGAAGGTAGTGTTTGATCCTTATTCACCCGATTTCAGCAGCAACATTATCAACGGTGTCGACGGCTTTGGTTACATCCTGGCGTTTGAAGATAAGGAAGGGGACGCTAAGGTCGTGCCGGAAAGTGACGCTCCTGAGAACCCGGAGGTCGAGCTGCATGGCCAGTGGTTCCCGGCCGATCAGGTGCCGGCCCACACCGATCGTCGGCAACGCCAACCGGCTGGCCAGCCTGCAGCAGCTGCTGTTGCGCCGTCTGTGACAGGTTATGTCAGTTATGATGTGCGTGTTACCTGCCCGCATTGCGAGAGAAAATTGGCCCTCAATCAAACCCCATACAACGACGAAAGCGAATACTCTCCGGCAGAGGATGATTTAGGACTGGCGCTGTTTGGCACCAACCAAAAACCGGCAACCTGGGACGGTCTGGCCATCGAATATACCTGCTGCGCCTGCCAACAGACATTCATGGTCTCTTCTTTGGAAATATGAGACCTTCATTTCTTTAACGGAAGAATAAAAAAATTTTGAGACTGAATTAACAACCGGGCAGACGGAGAGATAAATGGCAGCAAAACAGAGCAAAATCCTGGTCAATATGAGCGAGATCGCGGCCTATACCGGGCGGCCCGGCAACACCATTAAGAAGTGGGTGCGCGAGAATAACTTCCCGGCGGTCCTGATCGATGGGCGCTGGGAGTCCAACACCGAGCTGATCGACAACTTCCAGCGCCGCCGCCTCGAGGACCGGATCAAGCCAGCCGCGGGCGAGGTGGGCGAATGAGCGTTGTTGCCAATCCGGTTCCGGCTGGCCAAGCCCGGCGGTCCCCCGGTCGGCCGCGTCCCCGGCAACTACCCCGCCCGGATGGTGCCCCGCCCGCGCCGGCCATGCCCCTGGGTCAGCCGACCTTGCTGCTCAAGCCGCCGGAACAGATCACCGGCAGCCGCGGCCTGCCTTATTATCTCTTTACCTGCAACGACGGCGGGATCTACCGGATCACGGTCCTGGCCGCCCTGAAAGGCCTTAAGGCCGAAACCCTGCGCCACCGCCTCAAGGACTACCTCTGGTGGTCGCTGGAAATCCTCTATACCAAAGAGGAGGCCCTGGTCGCCAAAAAAGAGCGAACCAGCCAGCGCCAGGCCGCCGCCCGTCTGGCCAAAGAAGCAGCCCGCCTGGCCCAGCTGGCCGACGGCGGCAACAGTGAATGGGCGCGGCTCGGCCAGAAGACCAGGCCGCAAAATTTCCGCCGCCTTAAACCATGGGGCAGCTGGGAACAGCAGCAGGAGGAGCGCCGCCATGGCCGCTGATCTGATGGGCCTGAGCAACCGGGTCCGCTCTGAGAACCTGGCCGCCCTGAAACCGCTGGGCTCCTGGGAACTGGCCCGGCTGGCCCGCGATGAAGGGCGGCCCCTGCCAAAGGCCCCGGCCCGCCGGCCATTAGCTGCTGATACCTTTATTGATGAAGGTACCAGCTCAGATGCCACCACCAGGGCTGCGGCCCGCCCATCGCCGGCCGCCAAGCCGGACCAGCCACCCCAAAAAATTATAACCGCTGAGGTCAACACAATGAGCAAGCACGGCCGGGACGAAGCAGCTCCACCAACATCAACCACAAAGGATATCACTATGCCCGCTACAGTACAAATAGACGGCACCTGCGGCCTCTGCGACAAGAAGGCCCGCACCAAATTGGTAAAGGGAGTGTTCTGCTGCGCCACCTGCCTGACGATCCGCTACGCCGCCCGCAAACATCCGGCGCTGATATTGGCCCAGGTCCGGGAGTTCCATCCCGAGCTGCTAGCCCCCCTCAGCTCAGCGCCGGCAGCCACCCCGGCCGCGGCCTGCGAACTGGCTGAGGCTCACACCGCCCTGGCTGACAGCGAGGCGCAAAATAAAGCGCTGGGCGCCTCTAATGTGGATCTGGTCCGGCAGCTGCACGACATGGAGGTAAAAAATGAAGACCTGCGTAACGCCCAGGAGTACTTGCGGCCCGAAAATAAGCGCTTGTCTCATCTGGTGCAGGAGCTGGGTCAGGCTAATATCAACCAAAAGCAAAAATTACGGGATCTGGAAGCTTTTCAGAAAGAGATTTTTTCCCTGCAGGTGCAGGAGACCAATCAGCGGCAATGGGCTGAGATTCACAATCTGCTGGCTGAGATTAACGGCCTGCAAGACATCCTGGAGGCCGGATCCGGAGTGACCGCGACCGCTGCCGCCCGGCAGCGGATGAGTGAGCTGCAGTATCTTAGAAACCAGCCCGGGCCCTCCCAGGAGTTGCTGGCCCTGCAAGGCGAACTGGCAGGCCTGCAGGACGTCCTTACGGCCTGGGAGCAGGAGCGCGCCGCTTTACTCGAGGAGCAGGGCCGGCTGGCCGGGCAGGTGCGCTGGCTCCATGAGCAGCTGGCCGCCACCGAACGCAAGGCGGCCGGTCTGGAGCAGGAGGTGGACCGCCTGCAGGAGTGCACAGTCGGCACTATCACCAGCACCAGCCCGGTCGGGGAGGCCCTGCCCCTGATCGAAGATGGTCCGGCCGGCCAAAAGCTGACAACGGCCGGCGCCAGCATCCTCTACCCGCCGGGTTATGGCACCCTGACCGCCGTCCTCTGCCAGGCCATTGACCAGGCCAGCGCCGGCAAGGGGCTGGATCGGCATGCCACGGCCGGCGAACCCTTCGACCGCCAGAAGATCTGCGAGATCACCCGCCGCGGCGGCCTCGGCTTTCCGTTGGGCCAGGCCATCAAAAAGGCTGAGGAGTCGCTGCGCCTGGGCACCGCTGGCCTCTACGAGCTCCTCGGGGCCATCAACTACCTGGCCGCCGCCCATATCTGCATGAGCGAACTGGTGCAACGCGATCAGGCCCTGGAGCAGGCGGCATGAGCGGGCTTGATGTCGTCGACTGCCAACGCCACCGGGTGACCATCGAGGGCGAAAACTTTTATTTCATCATCGGCCCGGACTTCATCCACGCCACCGTCGCCCATGAAAACCGGCCGGAAAACCAGAAGCTGCGGCAGATTGTCGACTCGATCTGTGAGGCCATCACCACTCTTCAGGGAGGCACCTGATATGTTTTTTTTAACCACAAAACCAACTACGGAGGAAGCAATGCCTATCATTTTAGATACCTCACCTGAGGCCGCCCAGTTTGTCGACCATATTTCCGGCTGGGTCAGTCGGGACGGTCATTATTTTGGCAATAATAAAACTTCGGAGCAGGCGGCCCGGTATGCAGGTTGCACCCATACTTTATGCCAAGATTGTCAGCAGCCGGCCCCGAAAGAATATACTTTTTGCGATCTTTGTCGAAATAAACGCGCCGATGAACGCTACACCAAACGGGAACAGGTGGTATGGGATGAAACGGGGATGCTCTATTCGGAGGCCGCCGATCATTACTTTTCGGCCTGGGATGAGGTTTATGATTTTGCAGATGATAACGCTCCTGGGCCTGTCGATTTGCGCTCTTTGCGTCTGCTGATCTGTGAGCCGGTTTATTTAAGCACTCTGGAAGATGATTACTGGCTGGATGATTTTCCTGAAGATACAGAGTTACCGGCCGATGTTCAAACAGCATTACAAGAATTTAACGCTGTGCTCAAAGCTGCGGGCCCCGTCTCCTGGCGGCCGGGTGAAAAAGCAGTTTTGCTCCAGGAGGCCCCGGCAGCATGAAACCGCTCTTTATCCCGCTGCATACCGAATATTTCCAGGCCTTCAAGGCCGGTACCAAGACGACCGAGCTGCGGGCCTACGGACCGCGCTGGAACGAAAAAACCTGCTGGCCCGGCCGCCCGGCGGTCCTCTCCAAAGGCTACGGCAAACAGGAGCGCCTGGCCGGTCGGGTTGCCGGTTTTATAAAACAGCCAGCCCGCTCCTTTAATGCCACCGATCAACAGGCCATCCTGGCCCTCTACAAAACTTTGGATCTGGAGATTGCCGCCATCGCCATCACCGATCTGCGGCCCTGGGGAGGGAAATGATGGCGCTGCAACAAGACAAATTAAGCCAGTACGACGGCCTGATCAGGCGCCTGGATGGGGTCAAGCCCTACAACGGTTACCTGTGGCCCACTGAAAGTTGGTGGGCCAATCAAGAGCTGGCCGCTTATGTCGACAGCCGCTGGCATTTTGGGATTGTCGCCCTGGCTGATGGCCGTTTTGCCGTGGAAGGGACCGTCTCGGCCATCGAGCGGAATGAATACGCCGGCCAGCCGGTCGTCTTTGCCACCAGAACAGCGGCCATCCGGACCGCGGCCGCCCGCCTGCTTATCCTGGCCCGCAAGTCGCAACGCTGGCCCGCCGGTACCGGCCTGCACGGTCAGTATCTGGCGGCGGTAATTAATTGGATCCGGCAAGTGGTCGCCCACCAGACCGGCGGCCCGGCGCCGAAACTCATCACGATCAAAGCACTGCCGCCGGTAGTTCGCAAGACCGGCCTGCCGCTGTTGGATTTTTTGGCTCAAGCTGAGTGAGATTGCCAGATGTATTGGTGGGGAAGTCTAACAAGGGATTATATAGAAAACGTATAACACGCAATTTGTAATATTATCCGATAGCCGGAACAAACGGAGATCCCCATGTCAGAGACCAGGCGGCCCTATGAGTCGTTCTCCCACCGCTTGCCAGAAAACGATGGCAAGAAAGAGGTTCAAAAGTGTATAAAGTATGAACTGTTCGCCGCCAAGGAATGGGCCTTGGTGTGGTCGCCCGGCGATCGCCGCTTCTGCCCGCCGCTGCCCTCGCCCGGCCTGGCCCGCAAGGAGTTCTGGGAAACCAGGATCCGGGTCCGGATCAACGGCTGCTGGTACGGGGCCAAGGGCCAGTATCTCTTTCTGACCCGGGCCGAGTTCGGGGCCCTGCTGCTGGGAGAGATGCCGGCCCTGGCTAATCAGTTAACCATCAATGAATGAGAGGTTGAGAAGGTGAGCGAATCAAAAAAATACGCCCAGGGGGGAATAGGAAGAGTGCCCAGCAATATAAATGCCGGTCTTCTGGTCGATTTTAATCATCCGGAATGGGCAAACTTGAAAAATTCTAGTGAGCTGCTACAAAAGTCAGCTATCATGTTTGCTCTATCTCTGATCCCGACTGCTAGACGAGCTGCAGCGGCCATGCGCGAGTTCGGCCGCAGCATAAAAGAAAATAATATGTCTTACAGCCGAGTAGGAAAAGAATTCTGCGGCCGGGAATTCAGCGCCCGGATGAGGCTGGAAAAAGAGAACGCGTATCGGCAACAGCACGGGCGGTTGCCGGGCAGCAGGTCCACCGCTCGGTTGCGGAAAAAAAGAAAAGATCTGGTGGATCGAAATGAAAATTGATTTTTGGAGTTGGGCTGGGATTTATATCTGTCTCATTATAATTTTGGCGGCAATCAATATGGTCTGGTGCGCTCAGTTTGGCAACTGCCTGATCGATGATGCCAGGCACAGCCACGGCGAACCTTTTTCTTTTTTAAACCTATTAGGTAAATAACTATGAGCCAGATAATACTTGATCTTGGTGGTTGGAAAAAAGAGATAGACCACCCTTGGCCGGCTGACCGGGTGATAACAGCCGATGTTCTGCCGCCCCTGTCGCTGATCGTTGAGCAGCATAGTGCCCCTATACAAAACAGGCCGGTCACGGTCAGGTTTTACAGAACAGGGCATTTCGAAGATGGTAAGCCTGTTTTTAAGGCGGAAACTTAACATTTATTGCAAAAAGTTTGTTTTGGCGGCCCACCGTGTGGGAGAATCCGCCGCATGAGAACTTGTCCGGTGTAGCGATGACTCGATGCGGGCAAGACCAGCCAGATCTAATCGGGGCCTGAAAGAGGTGGTGGTAAGCTGGCGGGCAAGATGTAAAACGAGGCGACATCACAAACGCGCCTATCATGCGGACAGCAGGCCGATCCTGCCCGAAACATTTTTTTCCACCGAGGCCAGAATAAAGTCGCCGCGATCCTCGGTTAGAAACGGCGGATGACACCTGGGAAAGGTCCAGGGTAAGACATGCCTATACACCACATTTAAAGGTTGATTGCATGGCAGTCGGTGGAAGCCCGACATTCTGGCGCCTCACTCTCCATCCCGGCCGATCACTCACCTAGTGACCGGCTTTTTTTTTGCCTTTCTCGGCGCCTCGGCGTCTCTGCGCGCTCCCTTTTTTTACCCCATCTTTTGCCCCCAAAAACACCCCGCAACTAAAACCCTGTCAATAGCTTTAACTGTACTTGGAGTGTCACCCACTGTCACACACTGTCACCCACTGATTTGGCCAAAATCGTCGGGTATGCTGCGCGCACGATTTCAGCAGTCTCTTTTTAAGGGGTGGACATGGCATTTACAACGACAGATCTGGGCAATGTAGAACGGGCAATTATTGATCTTGCCACCGGCAAGCGCTCCACCAAGTTCGTCATTGACGGCGAGGTGGTGGAGTATGCCGCCGTCGAGCTGCCGGCCCTGCGCGTTTTGCGCAATGAGATCGCCGGCGAGCTGGCCGCTGAGGCCGAATCCGGGACCGTCACCGCCTTCGTTTTTACCGGAGGCAAGGGCCTATGAGCTTCCCGGCCGGCACTATCCTCGATCATACCGGCGCCCCGCTGACCATGGCGGAGGCGTCACCGGCCCCCCTGTTTGAGGGGGCGTCGATTGCCGCCCGCATGGGGGACTGGGGCCTGTCGTCCGCCGGGCCGACTGCCGCTCTGGTCGGCGGCCTGGGCGCCCTGCGCACCCGGGCCCGCGATGCCGAGCGCAACAACCCGACCGTCAAAGGCGGTCTCGACTCCTTTGTCTCCAACCTGGTCGGTACCGACATCTCCCCCAACTGGAACCTGGCCAATGCCGACCAGAAAGACGAGCTGCAGCAGCTGTGGGACGATTCGCAGGCCGAGGCCGATTTTTACGGCGTCTCCGACTTCTACGGCACCATCGAGATCGCCGCCCGCGGCATGATCCGCGACGGTGAGCAGCTGGCCCGCTTCTATGATGTTGATCCGGCCGAGGGCCTGCTGGTGCCCCTGCAGGTGCAGCTGCTGGAGGCCGATCACCTCGATGCCGGTTACAACGATATCAGCCCGGACGGCAACGAGATCCGCTTTGGTATCGAATGGCAGAACGGCCGCCGTAAGAAATACTGGCTTTATGCCGACCATCCCGGGGAGAACTTCCTGCGCGGCTCCGATCTCACCCGCATCCCGGTCGATGCCGCCGATATGGCCCACGTCTTTCGGCCCCTGCGCGCCGGCCAGGCCCGCGGTATAACCTGGCTGGCCTCGATCATCACCAAGCTGCGCGAGATCGATATCTATGACGATGCCGAAGTGGTCAGGAAAAAGATCGCCGCCCTGTGGGGTGGTTTCATCTATTCCGATGCCCCGGTTTCCGATCGTTCTACCATGGGCGGCACCAACCAGGGCGTCAACAATAATATATCCTCGATCAAGCTGCAGGCCGGTACCTTCCCGGTCCTCAAAAACGGCATGAAGATCGCCTTCTCCGAGACCGCTGATGTCGGCAATAATTACCAGGCCTTCATGAAGGTGCAGATGCGGATGATCGCCCGGGGCCTCGGCATCACCTACGAGCAGCTGACCGGCGACCTGGAAGGCGTCACTTACACATCCTTGCGGGCCGGCATGATCGAGTTCCGCCGCCTGTGCGAGACCATCATCGCCCGCACCCTGATTTTCCAGTACTGCCGGCCCTGGGTCAATCGCTGGATCCGCAGCGCGGTGTTAAGCGGCGCCCTGCAGACCATCTCCGTCGCCGATTATTTGAAGAAACCCCGGCTCTTTCACCGGGTCGACTGGAATCTCGACGGCTGGGACTTCACTGATCCGGTCAAGGACCGGGTGGCCGAGCAGATGGATATCAGAAACGGCATCGTCACCCGCGGCCAGGTGGTGTCGCGGCGCGGCAACCATATCGACAAAGTCGACCGCCAGAACGCCTCTGAAAAAGCCAAAGCGGAAGAGCTGGGCCTGGTCTATGACAGCTATCCGTCACAGACCGACAAGAGCGGCACCGTCCAGGCCATTCAGGATAAAATCGTTATTGACGCGGCCACCAGCGTCTAAAGGAGCATTATGGGTTTCCCGCATATCCTCACCGAAATTATCAACCAGCCGCTGCTGGTCACCCCGGCCAAGCTGGAGGTGATCCTCTCGCTGCTCAACGGCCGCGGCGGTAATGCGATCGCCCCGGATTTTTCGGCCTTGATGCACATGAATTCGGTCTCCGGCCAGGAGGTGCTGTCCCAGGCCCGGCCGGTCAACCTGCTGGGTGAGGATGAGGCCCAGTTCATCCAGGTGGTGCCGGTGCTGGGCTCGATGGTGGCCCGCAACCACAGTATGAGCGGCGGCGATTCCTCCGGCCTGCGCTCCTACCGCACCCTGATGATGGAGCTCAATGCCGCCGGCAAGGACCCCTCCGTCGCCGGCCTCCTTCTTGATCTTGACACCTTCGGCGGCATGTCGGCCGGTTGCGAGCGGGTCACCCGCCTGGTGGCCGCCATTAATGCCATCAAGCCGGTCTATGGCGTGGTCGATCTCAACGCCTATTCGGCCGGCTACTCCATCGCCTCGGCCTGCTCCAAGATCATCCTGACCGATGAGACGGCCGGGGTCGGCTCCATCGGCTGCATCGCCATCCACTGCGATATGTCGAAGCACAACGAGCAGGAAGGCCTCAATTACACGGTGGTCACCTTCGGGGCCAATAAGGACCAGTTTTCGCCGCTGCGGGCCATGGAAAAAGAAGAGGCAGCGGCCCTGCAAAAATCAGTATCCGCCCACGGCCTGCGCTTTGCCGAGACCGTGGCCGAGCTGCGCAACATGAAACTGGCCGATGTCCTGGCCACCGAGGCCGGGGCTTTCTCCGGCCGGCAGGCTATCGAGCTGGGCCTGGCCGATGATATCTGCTCATTTGATGAGGCTGTGGCCATGCTGGCCGATGAAATCGAGACGCGCAAGAAGACGTCTTTCACCCAAACTTTCCAGAAAAAAGGAGAAGCAATGGCAGAACCAATGAGCACCAAAGACCGGATGGCCGGCCTGTTGTCCGCCGAAGACGGCCCGGCCGCCATGGCCGAGCTGGGCTTTATCACCAAAGTGGAGGCATCCGCCGCCACGTTGCAAGAGGCTGGTGCGGTCCGCGCCGCCCTGATCGATGTGGCTGAGCTGTGCCAGCTGGGCGGCCTGTCCACCGACCAGACAGTCGCCCTGCTGAAATCCGGCAGCGATGCCGCTTCCGCCCGCCCCGAGATCCAGCAGCTGAAGGCGGCTAAATCCAAGGAAACAACGATCAAATCAACGATCACCCCGCTGGCCGGCGACGGCAAGCATCCGCTGATTGCCTCCTGCGAGCAGCTGGCGGCCAAGAGCTAAGAAGATAACGCAAGTTAAAACCGCCAGGGCGCTCCCCCCCGAGCCTGCCCGGCCCCACAACAAACGAGGTAAATCATGCCAGTAAAAAATGAACCGAACACCCTGGGCGATGGGCTCAAATGGGAAGAGCAGAACGACTACTCCCGCGCCAAAGTCACGGTCCTTTCCGGCCAGGTCCTGGCCATGCTTGCAGTCATTGCCCGTATCCTGCTGGCCGTCCCAACCACCGGCACTGCCGGGGCCGGCAATACCGGCAACGGCACCATGGGCAGCGTCACCGCCGGAGTCAAGACCCAGGTCGGCGCCTATGCCCTGACCTGCGTCACCGGCGGCGGCAGCGGGTCGGTCACTACCCCGGCCACCGGTACCGCCGGCGCCGGTGATACCGGCAACGGCACCATGACCGGCGTCTCGGCTGGCGCCGCCGCCCAGGCCGGGACCTATACCATGACCTGTATCACGGCGGTCGGTAACGGCGGTGTCTTTGCAGTAAAAGGACCAAACGGCGCCGCTCTGCCCGATGCCACCGTGGCCGTGGCCTACGTCAACGCCCAGATCAGCTTTACCATCAACGACGGCGCCGCCGACTTTATCGTCGGTGACAGCTTCACCGTGCTGGCCAGCGCCGCCGCCGGCAACTCCGGCACCTTTGCTGTCCGCGCCCCGGACGGCACCGCCCTGCCTGATGCCACCGTAGCCGTGGCCTATACTAATGCCCATCTCAACTTCACCATTGCCGATGGGGCTACCGATTACGCCGCCGGTGATACCTTCACCGTCACCGTGGCCGCCGGCTCCGGCAAAGTGGTGGCCCTCGATCCGGCCGCCGTCAACGGTGCTGCCCAGGCCTATGGCGTCATGATCGCCGCCGTCGATGCCACCGCCGCCGATCAGGCCGGGGTCGCCATCGTCCGCGAGGCCATGATCGCCCCGGCTAACCTGGTGTGGCCGACCGGTATTTCCGCCGGTGACAAGGCCATCGCCCTGGCCGCTCTGGCCGAAGCCGGCATTGTCGCCGTCGAAACCGCTTAACCGCGAGCAAAATAACTAGGGTGGCCCGCCCATGAGCGGGCTCACTCACCGGATCACCCGCTTAAAACCAAGGAGCACCAAGATGAATGATCTAATAATTAACCCGTTTGATACCAGCGGTTACGGCCTGGCCACCATGACCAGCGCTGTCAACCTCATCCCCAACAACTACGGGCGCGTCCGCCAGCTCGGCCTCTTTCAGCCGGAAGGAGTACGGACCCGCACCGTTATCGTCGAAAACATTAACGGTGTCCTTACCCTGTTGCAGTCGCAGTCTCCAGGAGCCCCGGCTCCGCGCAAGCAGCACGGCAAGGCCACCACGCGGTCTTTCATTATACCCCATATCCCCTATGATGATCGCATTATGCCTTCTGATATTCAGGGCCGTCAGGCCGGGACCGTCGAGCCTAAGACGCTGCAGGTGGAGATGACCAAGCGCCTCACCGAAATGCGGGCGGCCCATGCCATTACCGAGGAACATCTGATGATGGGGGCGGTTAAAGGCACTATCATCGATGCTGACGGTACCATCCTCTACAATCTTCATGACGAGTTCGGCATCACTGCCAAGACCATTGATTTTGCTCTTGATGTCGCTGACACCGATGTCTCAGCCAAATGCCGGGAGACGGTGCGCCATATCGAGGACAATCTTTATGGTGATGTGATGATGGGAGTACGCTGTCTGTGCGATGAGACCTTCTTCGACGCACTAATCGGCCATGCCAAAGTCAAGGAGTTTTATCTCAACCATGCCAAGGCCATTGAGCTGACCGGCTCCGGCCTTGATCCCCGCAAGGGCTTCTCATTCGGCGGTATTACATTCGAGGAATATCGAGGTAAAGCCACCGATCCAAGCACTGGCAGTATGCGCGCTTTTATCGCCGCCGCCCGAGCCCATTTCTTCCCGGTCGGCACCCAGACCACCTTCAAGGTCCATCATGCCCCGGCGGAATATATGGAGACGGTCAACACCAGCGGCATCCCCATCTATGCCAAACAGGTGATGGCAGTCCACGGCAAATGGGTCGACGTCTACACTGAGTCCAATCCGCTGCCACTGTGCCGCCGCCCCGGTTGTCTGGTCACCGGTACCATTTAAGCATGGCCGTAACCCGCGCCGATGCCCAGGCCGATCTCACCGCCGCTGCCTCCGACCCTGAGGTGCTGGGCAGCGCGGTGGTTATTGATGGCGTCAGCTATCAGGCCTGTAAAAAGGGCCTGAGCCAGGACGAGGCCCGGGACTTTGCCGCCGCCGGTCTGATGATCGAGGGCCTGCGGCTCAGTATCGATCTGACGGCCCTGGGCTGGCAGCCGTCGGTCGGCTCCTGGCTCAATGTTGATGGCAAAAACTACGAGGTCAACCGGTCGCAGCTGGCCGGTAACCTGCTGAAGATGACCATGACCAGGAATGTGGGCTGATGAATATCAAGGTGGATATCAGAGGGGTCCAGGAGACCAGCGCTTATCTGGCCGGGACCAAGCGGCAGATCGACCTGGCTACCACCAGGGCCATCCGCTCGACGCTGAAATGGTGCCGGGTCCGCATTAAAAAAGATGGGGCCGCCGCTCTCAAGGTCAAACAGAAGGCCCTGACCCGCCGCATCCGCACCAGCAATATCAAAAACGGCGATCAGAGCGGCACCCTGTGGGCCGGCACCTGGAACCTGTCGCCTTATGTAGTGGGCACCCCCCGTCAGATCGGCGCCAAGTCGGTGGGCGGCAAAAAGGCCCGCTCGCTGTTGGGCGGCGTCGGCCTCGGCCGCGATCGTTTTTACCGGGGCGCCTTTCTCGGCAAGATCTACGGCGGCCGGGAGAATATCTGGATCCGCCTGAGCTCCGGCCATTTTAATCCGCTGCTCTTTCCGGGCGGCATGAAGTACGGCAGCTCCAAGTTTCAGGGCGGCCGCTTTCCGGTGGTCAAGGCCTCCATCGCCACTGATGAGGTAATGGCCCTGGTCTTCGACCGCGACGCCGACGAGATCCGGGAGCAGTTCCATAAGCGCCTGCGCAAGGAAGTTAATTATGCCGTCAATTTTGAGGGGCCGAAACTACGATGATGCCGCTGCTTACTGATGTCGTCACCAAGGCCCAGGCCCTGACCGCCGGCCAGCTGTTTACCAGCCAGCAGGGCGGCCTGCTGGAGATCGTCTACCACCAGACAGTGATGCCGCCCCGGGACCGGGAAAACAGCGGCGAGGATGCCATGCCCTTTTGCCTGGTCCGCGGTCAGCAGTTCGCCATGCTGCCGCAGCGGGCCCAGAAAATCGAGCTGCTCTATGCCCTGCACAACGACGACCGCCAGGAGGCCCAAGCCGATCTGGGCCGGCTGTTTGGCCTGCTGGAGCCACTGGCCACCAAGCTCACGGTCTACCCAGGCTGGAAGCTGGCCGCGGTCGGCGGCTGGTTCGGTGATCGGGAAAGCGGCCTGCAGCCGCACCCTGAATATTACATGTGGGTGGTGCTCGACTTTGCCGCCCAACTGATCCGCACCCATTAACAATTTAGAAGGAGCACCACCATGCCACAGGAAGCGCAATCGTTTATCGGGGCCGGCGATGTCTACATCGACCGCCTCACCGCCGCCGGCGTCAGCCAGGGCAGCGTCAAGATCGGCATCGGCAAGCTGGAGATCAAGCCCAATGTCGAACTGAAGGAACAGACCTCCAAAGGCCGCGCCACCTACGGCCAGGTCATCGCCTCGGTGGCCATCAACAAACCGGCCGAGCTGACCATCAACCTGACCCAGGTCGACCGCAAGGCCCTGGCCATTGCCCTCTTGGGTGAAGATGTGGCCCATGCCGTCACCGGCGCCGCCATTACCGATGAGGTCCTGCTGGCCCGCCATGACAAGGCGGTCTTCCTGACCAAGCGCGGCATTTCGCTGGTCACCGTCACCAACTCGGCTGGGGCCGTCACCTACGTGCTCGACACCGATTATACCATCGACGCCCGCCTCGGCACCATTACCGCCCTGGCGGACGGCGCCATCACCGACGGCCAGAGTCTGCTGGTCGATTACACCCACGCCACCGAGGCCGGTTACAAGATCAAGGGCGCTACCCAGCCGCTGGTCAAGATGGGCGTCTTCCTCGACGGCAAGAACATGGTCAACGGCGCCCCCTGTTTTGTCACCATCCACGAGGCCACCGTCAGCCCCGAGTCGGCAGTCGACTTCCTGGCCGCTGATTTTGCCGAGATCGAACTGAAAGGGTCGATGGCCACCCCGGTCGGCCAGACCGAGCCGTTTACCGTGGTCATGATCGATGCCGTGTAAGCGGCATCCCCTTATTAATTTCTGCCCTGAAAGAGGTTTGTGCATGGCCCGTAAATATAAAATGATCACCGTCGACGGCCGGGGCGAGGTCACCGTTAAGGAGGTGTCGCCCTGGGCCGTCTATCAGGCCTGGCAGGCCGATGAGCGGACCGAGGATCTGGCCGCCCTGGTGGCCGATGCCCTGCAGCCGTCCTGGCAGGAGATCCGGGGCTGGTATCCCTCGGAGATCGAGCAGGTGACCACTGCCTTCCTGGAGGTGAACGCCTCTTTTTTCGACCTGGCCCGGCGGCTCAAGCTCGACGGTCTGCTGGACGAGGTACTGAAGACAGCAGCCGCCAGCTTGCCCGTGGAGTTTGCCGCCTTATTCAGGCAGGCCATGGCGGCGCCTGGCATTACGGCTGGTCCTTCTTCCTGATTGCCCTCGAGGAACTGAATGGCGGACAAAAATAAAATAGAGATCATCCTGACGGCCATCGACCAGTCGGTGTCCAGGGTCTTCGGCCAGGTCAATAAAGCGATGGGTGCAGCGGATGCCGGAGCCGGCCGCTACGGCCGGTCGATGACGGCCCTGCAGGCCCCGCTGCGGGCCGTCACCTCTGCCCTCAGCGGCATGATCGCCGCCGTCGGCTCGGGGCTGCTGGCCAAGAGCCTGTGGGATGCCGGGATACAGGCCACCCAGCTCGATGTGGCCTTCAAGGCCATCAACGGCAGCTCGAATGCAGCAGCCAGGGAACTGGCCTTCGTCCGGGCCGAGGCCGACCGGCTGGGGCAGAGCTTCCCCGAGCTGGCCAATGCCTACAAGGGAATTTCCGCCGCCGCCAAGGGTACCATCCTCGATGGCGAACAGACCCACAAGGTTTTCTCTTCCATCGCCGAAGCCGCCGCCGCCCTCGGGCTGTCCGGGGCCCAGGCCGAAGGGGCGCTGCTGGCCATCTCCCAGATGATCAGCAAGGGCAAGGTGTCGGCCGAGGAGCTGCGCGGCCAGCTCGGTGAACGCCTGCCCGGCGCCTTCGGCATGTTCGCCGAATCCATGGGGGTCTCCACCGCCCAGCTGGACAAGATGCTGCAAAGTGGCGAGGTCGGCATTGAGACACTCTCCAAGTTTGCCGACGTGCTCCATGACCGCTACGGCAAGGCTGCGGAAGAGGCGGCGCTCGGGCCGATGGGGGCACTTAACAGGCTCTCCACCGCCTGGTTTGATTTCAAGGTCGCCCTGTCGCAGTCTGGCTTTCTCGACCAGGCCGCCGGCTACATGCGCAGCCTCGCCGCCGCCCTCAATGACCCGGCCACCCAGGCCGCCATCAAGGAATGGGCGACCCGCTTTTTCGAGCTCATCGACTCCGTAGCCAGGCTGGCCTGGGAATATAAGGGCTTTCTTGCCGGCTTTGCCGGGACGGTCATGGCGGCCAGCCTGGTCGCCACCCTGACTACCGCCTTCCAGGGCCTGGCCGCCGCTTACAAGGTCCTGACTGGGGCCTCTCTCACCGCCTGGATGGGCTCGACCGTGGCCGCCATCACGGCCGTCGACCTGGCGGCCATGACCCTCAAGACCACCCTGGGTGCCATGTCCGCCATCCTGCTGGCCTATGGCGTCGGCTGGCAGGTCGGCACCCTGCTCAATAAGTTTGGCGTGGTCCAGCGGGCCGGGGCTGAGCTGGCCTACGGCCTCGACCGGGCCGGCCTGGCTGCGGAAAAGATGTGGGCCCTGCTGACCGGCGGCGATGTGGCGGCGGTGGAGCGCAAGATTGAAATTGCCAAGGAGGCCATCGCCTCAATGCGCCAGGATATCGCTGCCGGTCAGGATACCCGGCCGCAGGCGACCAGCCAGCCGGCCGCCCAAACCTCGGCGGCCGCCGCGTTGGTGCCGGCGGCGATCGAAGAGCCGGCCAAAAAAGACGTAGGCTACCGCACCACGGACTATCTCGACATGCTCGATGAGGCGGTCCTGAGTCCGGAGGAGCTGGCCGACCGCAAGAAACGGTGGGCCGAGCGGGAAGCGCAGGAAAAGCAGCTGACGGCCGAGAAGAACGACCTGTTTGACAAGATCGCCGCCGACAAAACGGCCGAGGATGAGAAGCGGGCGGCGATCCGGGCAGCTGACGCCAGGCGCAAGGCCGATCCGAACAGCGACTATTATGACCCGCGTAAAAACGATCCGCGGAGCCGCTTTTATGTGCCCCCCGGTAAGGCCGACCCGGCCGTAAGCGCGGAGGCAGAACGATCACCGGCCAACCGCACCGCCAGGGCCGGGGTACAGTCCTCCGGTGAGCTGGGCCTGACCATCAGCCGGTTGCTGTCCGGTCCGGTCCTCAAGGCGGCCAGCAGCAGCCTGCTGGGCATTGACGGCCTCAACGGCCGGGTCTCGGCTCAGCTGCAGGGTCTGGTGCCCGGTCCCGCTAAAGAGCAGGCCAGCGCCCGCCTGGTGGATAAGGTCCATGAAATCCGCCTGGGCGCCGCCTCCCTGCAGGGCTCAGCGGACAGTGTTGAAGATTTTCTCAATCAACTGCAGCGGGCGGGGCTGACGGCATGAGCACCACCATCACCCTGACCGACGGCGTGACCACCATCATCTTGCCGCCTGACACCCTGTGGCGCGATGAGACCGATTGGAGCCCGGTGCAGCAGTCGGTTGAGCACTCGGTGACCGGGGCCCTGCTGGTCGATGCCGCCACTATGCTGGCCGGGCGGCCCATTACCCTGGGCGGCGATGAGACCGCCAGCTGGCTGGCCCGCGCCACCATCCTGACCCTGCTGGCCTGGGCGGCGGTGGCCGGTCAGACCCTGACCCTGAACTACCATGGCCGCTTGTTTACTGTGCTGTGGCGCCACCAGGAGGCCCCGGCCCTGGAGACCAGTGCCGTAATCGAGCAAGTACCGCCGGCCGACGCCGACTGGTATTATTTCACCCTTAAATTGATGGCGGTTTAAATGCCCATATTAACAGAAGACGTCAAACTGATGGCCTCGCAGCGCCTGTCCGACAATGAGGACGGCGGCGGCCGTATGACCGGGGTTGAGATTGTCGACGGCAATATCAATAACCTCTTTCCTGATATCTCCCGGCTTGACCGCGTCTATGGCCGGGTATCGCTGCGCAAGGCCTTCGTGTCGGTGCAGACCGCCGATACCGATACCTATTCCGGCGCCCACGTCATCCTCTCGCTGCCGGCGGCGGATCCCAATGTCTCGGTCTGCATGTTTTCGACGGGGGATGCCAATGATGAGCGGCTGGCGGCCCGCAACCGGGTTGAGTCTTATGTCACGGTCGGCCCCCGTTTCCAGGGCTGGCTGTGGGGCGATCAGCCGGAGGGCTCCCGGGCTTTGCTGCTCTTTGTCATGCGGGGCACGAAGACGCCGGATGTCGGCAGCGTGCTGTGCCTTTATAAAGACAAGGGGCTGGCCAATGAGGTCGAGCAGTTTGTCCGGATCACCAAGGTGGAGGTGGTCAGCGGCGAGTTCACCTCGACCTCCGACTCGGAATATGGGGCCACGGCCATGTCTTTTAGCCGCGATATCCTGCAGCTGGAGATCGGCGATCCGCTGCGCGCCACTTTTCCCGGTGTTGAGATCAGCCGCAATGATTCCCTGGTCACCAACGTCTTTACCACCGTGGTCTCGGATGCCTCCAAATACTACGGGGTGATGCTGCCGACGCTGCCGGTCAGCCAGGGCGATATCGCCATCAATGTCGAGTCGATCTTTACCCATCTGGTACCGTCGGCCCAGGGGGAATCACCGCTGGTCGATCTATCGGTGGGCGAGGCCGGGCCGGTCATCGGCAGCGGCGCCCCCTACACGGTAGTCAAGACCGCCTTTGCCCTGACCAATGGCGCCCAGTTCCATTTCGGCCGCGGCATCGCCATGGGCAGCCTGTCCTTGGTCCATAACGGCAAGACCTACACTGACAAGGGCGATGGCCTGCTCTATGAGGGCCTGGCCCAGCGCGGTACCGTCGATTACGGCACCGGCACCATCACCTTTGCCGAGGTGGTTGCCGCCACCGCGACCGCCACCGCCACCGCCATTATCGGCACCGCTATTGAGCGGGTGGCCAACACCATTATGAAGGCGGTGGAGCTGGCCAATCAGGGCTACAACTACACCGTTATCCTGGAGCCCTTGCCGGTCAAAAAGACGGTGGTGGTCGATTATATGAGCCAGGGCAAGTGGTACCGCCTGCGCGATAACGGCCTCGGCACCCTGGTCCCGGATGTGGCCGGCACCGGCACCGGCACCGTCAACTACGGTACCGGCTCGGTGATCCTCACCTGCGCGGCCCTGCCCGATGTGGACTCCGGCATCATCTATGCCTGGGGCTCGCCCCTCGAGGTGGAGGATATCAGCCAGGACGTGGTGATTGATGTCGCCGAAATCAGCCATCAGCTGGCCACGCCGCCGGTCAAACCGGGCTCGCTGCTGATCTCCTGGCTGTCCGGCGGGGTGACGGTCACCGCCGCCGATGACGACTTCGGCTTTCTGACCGGGGCCGCTACCGGCTCCATTAATTACGCCACCGGCGCCTTGCTCTTTACGCCCACGGCTATTCCGGCGGCTGATAGCGTTTACACCATCGACTATGACCGCTACCCCTTTGTCACCGGCAACGCTGCCGGCAGCGGGACCACCTTTACCCTGCCCGAGGCCCCGATCAAGCCGGGTTCGCTCGGTGCCGAGGTGACGGTGACCATGGACAACGGCACTTCCCATGTCTATGCCCTGCGCGATAACGGCAACGGCGCGGTGTCGGCTGGCGGCTGGGGCGGCAATGTCACCGATGACCAGGTGGAGCCGGGAATTCCGGGCTCCTATGTCACCAAGAATGTGACCGCCTCCGGCCTGGCCGGCACTATCGATTATACCACCGGCATCATCGTCCTCAACCTGGCCGGGGTCAGCGGGACCGAAGTGGTGACCACCATCGTCTATAAAAGATGGTTCACCAACAATATCCCGGGGACGCTCTTGGAGAAGTACAGCAAAACGACCACCGTCCTCACCGCTGCGTCCGCGGCCGGTATGGCTGTCCGTTATTCGCTGGCCGCTGCCGCCCAAGAGACCGCCAACGAGACCACCCCGGCCCTGCCGTTTGTGGTCGATCTGACCCGCGGCATCACCGGCAAGATCATCATCCCGGGCAGTGTCAGCTTCTCCTGGGGCGGGGTCCGCTATGTCGACCGCCTGGGCAAGCTCTAC